GCGCCAAACAAGGTAAGGCTTGCGGGAATATACCATTAGGGCTTTCCACCGATAAAGAGGGCCATTTCATCATTTGCCCTGAAGAAGTACCAATCGTTAAAGAGATCTTCACTAGAGTTGCCTCTGGAGAGAAACTTGGATCTATTGCTAGTGACCTTAACGAGAGAGGACTAAGCGGTAAGCGTAAGGCGAAGTTCTCCTATCACGCGTTACAGAAAATAATTAAGAATGAACTATACGTAGGCAGGTATGTCTACTCCTGGGGAGGCGCTAGCCCAGTTGTAGTCGAGAACGTGGTTGAACCGATAATCGATTCTAACCTTTTCGCCCTGGCTAACTCTAAGCTCAAAGAACACGCTAATCCAGCATATAGGCGCCACCGTATAGAGGACTATGTCTTAACTGGTTTCCTTTATTGCGGTAAATGCGGACACCATTATTGTGGCCATACATCCTCTTATAAGGTTAAAGGCAAGACTTATACTTATCATAGATATCGTTGCACTGGATCAACTAAAGGAACGTGTAAGGCGCCAGTAATTGATAAGGATAGACTTGAAAGCGCAGTCTTCAAAGCTATTGAACGAGATATGTGTAAAGTCGATATCATGAAAGACCTGGTCGATGAGATAAATTATCAGCTTAAAAAGAGAGCGAAGACCAGTAACACCGCTAAAGCTAAAAAGGACTTATCATTACTTAAGAGTAAGAAAGAGCGACTCCTGGATCTCTACCTCGAAGGTGATATTGATAAATCAACCTATTTAAGCCGCGTTTCTGAACTCGACCTTGGAATTACCCACCTAGAGGGTGAAACGCGCTCTAATGGTGGTATAATGCCCGTTAAAATCGACGCTCAGTATCTGGTGAGTGCCTTCAAATACTTCTTTGAACGAGTAAAACTACATTCAGTTAAAGATCAGATGATGATTCTTAACCACTTTGTAGAACGTATAGATATATACGAAGACCACGTTAAGATTACGTATAAAATAAAAAACGCCCTAGGCCAGACATTATCTGCAACCCAAGGCATTTTGTGTTTAACCCGAACTAACGGGGCCTTTAGTACATCACTAAACACATATTATAGTGTTAAGAGTTATTCTCTTAAGGCTAGGAATGAACTCTTTAACGATGATGACTTTATAAAGTATACGTTATCAAGTTCGACTAATCAATAATATATTTATATAAGAGTATAATCGGTAATAAGTCTTATTTTATATAAGTCTTATACCCATTATAAGGATAAGAAAAAGGACTAGGCAAGAAAGGAGATTTCATAAAACCTAATCCTTTTTATTTTTAATTATTCGAATAATTCCAGTCAGACTAGTGTCTAATTGGTTTAACTACAGGTGGCTTTTCGACTTCAGGCTTTTCAGCTTGTTCTTCTTTAGCGACCTTTTTAGTAGCCTTTTTGACTGGTTCTTCGACTACTACGCTATCACCATGTATAGCAACTTCCACGATTCCGGCTTCTTTTGCTTTTTCGGCTTTTACCTTAGCGTTAACTTGGTGAGTGGCAATAACAGCTTGTTTGAGTTTTTTAATTAACTCATAAAGACCGATTGCGCCTGAGCCGAGGATAGCGGTACGTGTTCCAACGTTCTTCCAGAATTCAGGATCTTTGAGTTCCATGTTCCATCCGGTCTTATACCAGAAGAGCACGAAAACCATAATGAATACTAGAATGTAAGGGAACATGCCGTTGATCCAGGTAATCTTGGATTTGTCGATACCATATTTCTCTTGCCACTTCACTGCAGCCTTCTTGATTGGAATCTTGATAAACATTGTGAAGAGGATAGCGAGGACCATGATAAGGATTTCCCAGATGTACCATTTAGACAAGAAGTTCACGATTTCTTGGATGATATTTGGATCCATAGGTCTTCCTCCTTTCCGTGTATTGTCCGTTTTTGATTGGATATAGAACTATCCGAAGATAGAACCAATCTTATTTAGTTGCGTTTACGATTTCGCGAACACGTTCTCTGATAATAGGATTCTTGATTGATTCAAGAGTTCTCTTACCATCTTTAACGAGACGAGCATAAACTTGAGCGATGTTTTCGTAACTCATTATGCGACACCTCCTGATAGAACCATGTCGGCAAGTTCGCCGAACGCCTCTTCAAGTTGAGAGAGTCTTTGTCTGTCTTCTTGTGAGACAGTGACGTATTCAGCTACAGTGTAACGAGTACGAACATAGCTAAAGACGCGTTTCTCTTCTTTGGTGCGCTTATCTTTGATAGTCTTCTCTTTAATATCAGAGATAACATCAATGCGGTCACCCATTACTTGAACGAGTTCAGTTGGTCTAGTTAGACCGTGGCAGTGTAGTTTTTCCATAGTGGTAATCCTCCTATTCTTACTGCTTTCCTTAACTTCTTAAGTTTGATTAGTTTTAAGTACGTAGCTTGGATGTAATGTGAGAACGAGTTCTTGATATATCCTAGATAGGACATGAATCTTCTTGCACGCACGAGCGTTATTCCTTTGAAATAAATATGCGCGATACAACGTCTTATATTTCTCCAGATACGTTTTCTGATGATAACTTTCCCGTTTGCCAGGAATCGATATCCAACAAAGTCGATATCATGCTTATCATCAAGTGGGAATATAACCCAGTTGTGTTTTATAGATAAGTCCTCCTTGTTGAGAAATCTCTCAATGGATTCCTTTATCTCGTAGAGACGTCTTCTACTAGAGCCGAGAATTACGACATCATCCGCATACCTATAGAAGTAAGATGGATGAAGCTGTTCTCTAATATAATGATCGTGTTCCTGGAGGAAGTAATTTGCTAACCATTGAGAAGTATATGTACCAATCGAGAGACCGTGGTCTTCGATGTGGCTTACCTCGTTGATTAGAGTAATCACTTTCTCGTCTTTAATGATTTTACGAACCTTAGCTATTAGAATCTCGACGTTAATTGATTCGTAGAAATGATGGATATCGTATTTAAGTACATACCGACAATGTGACTTATCTTCTTTGATTACTTTTTGAAGATGAGTTCTAATACGACCTTCACCACGTTTTGGAACGTTAGCACAGCAGTACGGATCCATTCCTCTCATAATTAACGGCGCTACCTGGAGCATAATGCACCAATGAACGATTTGATCAGGGAAGAACTTAGGTTTCCTAATGAGTCTAATCTTTTTAGAGAGCTTCTCGAATTTAGGAGTAAGTACTGTTGGCGTGTTGTGGAAGGTTTCAGAGATGAGAATTTCGTGGACTCTATCTACGTACTCATCCATGTGATCTAAGACTTTCTTTATAGCGCGCTTATCTCTTTTATGTTCAGAGGCTCGCCATATTGCAGTCTTAATGTTTTGCTTATCACATATCTTTTCATAGATATATCCGACACGTTTCATCTTTCTTTTAACCTTAATAGTGTTTCGACGAAGTACTTATGTGTACTAAGCTACTAAACTACCCTTCCTGTGGCAATTTTCGGACTCGCCGAGGACTGTATCTACTATGGTATGTTTGGCCATAAGGATTTTTATCAGAAGATTAGCTTTGTTAATAGCAAGGCGGAACCCGATGTTCCTGTTGGTGTTAGTCGAGTTGTTCCTGTTAAGCTGAGATGGACCCGCGTTATACTCGTTGCTGTAGTTGCTACCACTGTAGAAGAGGTATGACTGTACAGGGTTCGAGGAGTTAGCCCTGATAGAGTTAACGTTCGCGTTATCGGACCTAAGAGACCGGAAGACCGGGTTCGTGTAGATACCGCCCTATAAATTTGATTTGTTTATTTTCCTTAGTAACTTAGAAGTAGACATTATCTTGCTTCACAGTGATATACACCGCCCAAGGGGATGTGTCCCCTAGGGACCCCTCTAAGGAAGGGGCTCGAATAATAAATTATTCTTCGTCGTAAGAAAGGCGGAACCCGATGTACCAGTAGGTGTTAGCCGAGTAGTACCAGTCAAGCAGAGATGGACCCGCGTCATACCCGAAGCCGAAGTCGCTACCACAGCAGAAGAGGTATGACCGTACAGGGATCGAGGAGTTAGCCCCGATAGAGTAAACGTTCGCGCAAT